CTTTTGTGCGCGATAGTGCAAAATATGTATGATAACAGAGAGTTGATGCAGTCTGATATACAGCAAAGAAAAGCGATTGAATACACTTTTAAAAGTATTATCTTGCAACTGCAAATGAAAAAGGCGCTTAAGGGGGATACATGAAAGGTATAAATCCCGGAAGGCTTAACAAAAAGGTCAAAATATTGCGATATGTGGAGACAGAGGACGAACTTGCAAATATCGTGAGCACCTTGTCGGTACATAAAAAGGTTTGGGCAGAGATAAGACCTTTAAGGGGAGATGAGCAATTAGAACACTATAAGACAACAAGCAAGCTTGTATACAAAATCACAATCAGAAATACAGATATTACTGAAAAAGATGTGATTGAGTATCGAGGCAGGCAGTTTCTTATAAATTACATTGTCAACCCCTTGGAAGCGAATTATTACCTTGAACTTATGTGCACTGAAAACAAAGACCATAAAGAAAGGAGGGAGTAATGGAGTCAGTACATTTTATCGGACTTGAAAGCTTGCTTGAAGACATGCAAAATATGGTGACACAGTCGCCTGATGAGTTAAATGAAGCGGTCATAAAGACGGCTAAGGCGTGGACAAAGGACTGTAATGCTAAAATGCCGTCAAGCTATAAAAGCGGTGCAAAAGGCTTGAAAAGATGGAAGACAACAAAGAATTACAGCTCTTCAGGAATGATTGCAAGTGTAGAGGTCACAAATAAAGCACCGCACTTCCACCTTGTGGAAAATGGACACCGTAAATTTATAAACGGTGTGGATACAGGCGGTTTTGTTGAGGGCAAGCATTACGCAGAAAAAACAAGAGCGGAGTATGAAAGTAAATACCCGGATATGATGCAATCGGCTATTAATAAGGCCTTAGCAGACAGGGGGCTTTCATGATCACATACGCCGACATTATCAAAGAAGTAAATCTAATTTTAAAAAGAGAATATCCAAATATCAAAAGATACGGAAATGACACGGTAGATAATGCAGTGCCTCCGTATTTTTTTGTTGAGGTTGTGCCGTTTGGTACGGACAGAGAGAGCCAGAACATGATGCATAAGTCATGTTCAGTCAAGATTACTTTTGTACAAAAGATAGCCAAACAGGTTGAAGCCCTTGAAGTTATCGAAAATATATTCGATAGCTTGGGCATGGTTTTAGTTATCAAAGACAGGCGACTGCTTGTCACAGAGTACACGCATGACTATATCGAAGATCATGGCAACATACCGCAGATGTCCTTTAAATTGGACTGGTACGAAAGCACGGAATACCATGATGGCGAACTCATAGAGGATATTCATTTAACAGTAGAAAAGAAAGGAAGTAGATAAATGGCAAAATTAACATCACCAAGCATCACTATTGCCTTTACAGAAAAGGGCGCAAGCGCAATCGAAAGAGGTGAGCGTGGTATCGTTGCCCTTGTCCTGAAAGGCTCAAAGCAACAATCCTTTAAGGTTGCAAGCGTGAGTGACATTCCCACGGGCGTTTTGAGCGAAGAAAATGAGCAATATGTAAAAGATGCGCTTATAGGCTATTCGCACGCTCCGAAGTATGTTCTTGTTTACGTCATGCCAAGCGGTGCAGATTTGACAAAGCCTTATAAGGACATGCTGCAGTTTTTTGAAAATGAAAAATTCACATACATGGCTATACCGTCCGTTAAGACAGACAGCAAGGTGCAGGATGTGCTGACATGGGCAAAGAAGCAAAGAGACGAACATAATCTTGTAAAAGTTGTACTGCCCGAAACTACAGGAGATAACGAGGGCATTATCAACTGGAATTCAACGCTTTACAGAACAAAGGAAAAGGAAGTAACACCTGAGCAGGGTACTGCAAGAATTGCAGGATTGCTTGCCGGTACAGGCTTTAGCGTATCGGGAACATATGCCCCTTTAAACGACTTTGTAGATGTAAACCGATTGACGAAGGCCGAGCAGGACACTGCAGTAGGCGATGGAAAGCTTATAGCTGTATGGGATGGCGAAAAGGTTAAGCTAAACCGTGCAGTAACATCACTTACTACCACCACAGCTGACAAGGGCGACAGCTTTAAGAAAATAAAGCTTGTTGAGACTATGGACATGATGGAGGACGACATCAGAAAGACTATAGAAGATAGCTATATAGGCAAGTTTTTAAACAGCTATGATAACAAATGCCTTTTAATTACCGCTATCGACTCTTATTTCACACGAATAAAAGCAGACGAACTCATAACTGCTGGCAAGTGCGAGATAGATATAGATGAGCAAAGAAGATACCTCAAAGAGTCCGGAAAGAAGGTTGTACTTGAAGACGGCAAGGAAAAGAATCTTGATGACTGTACAGATGAAGAGGTCAAGAGAGCGAACACGGGTTCACACATCTTTTTGAGGGCTGCGGTGTCATTAGCAGATGCTATCGAAGATGTATCTTTAAAGATTTCAGTGTAAGGAGGTAGAGCATGAAGAAATTTGTATCTAATCAGGTCATAAATGGAACTTGGGGCGAATTATGGGTTGATGACGAATACATCGGCGAGGTTATGTCTTGCAAAGGCGAGGTAAGTATATCTTACTCAGATATATCCATGGTCAGAAGTCTCACAGCAGGAAAGAAGATGACGAAACTTGAAGGCAAGGGAAGCGTTAAGCTTCATCACGTAAGGTCAAACATCTCAAAAGCGATATCAGATAAAGTCAAGAGAGGTCAAACCCCCGACTTTAAAATTATTGCAAAGCTTGCAGATCCGGACAGCTTAGGAGTCGAAAGAGTGGTATTTTATCACTGCAAATTCGACAAAGCAATCTTGATGGATTGGGAAGTTCAGAAGAATACAGAAGAGTCCTACAGCTTCACTTTTGAGGACTGGGCTTTTCTTGACGATATAAGAGCATAGGAGGAGTAAAAATGGCATCTTTAATGGAAAGACTCATGAAGCTTGATAGGGATAAGCTTCTTGAAGTACCTACTGAAAAAGTAAAAGCTTGTCACTTGTCAAAGGTGGCAGGCGAAGATGTGGAAATCACGGTAAAGGCGTTATCAGGTAGCCGATACACTGAGATCATGTCAAGTGCGACAAATAAGTCCGGTAGAGTAGACATGAGCCGAGTGTACGACACTCACGCAATGGTAGTAGTAGCAGGCTGTATTGAGCCAAATTTAAAAGACAAGGAACTCAAGGAGCACTACAAGGCGGAAACACCGAACGACCTTGCAAAAATGCTCTTTCCGGGTGGTGAACTTGTAAAGATTTCGGAAAAAATCGGAGCTTTGTCAGGATTTGGCAAGGAGGATACCAACGACGGTATCGAGTACGACGACATAAAAAACTTATAGAGACTGATGCGGATTTTCAGGCGATGTATTACTTATTTGTAAATCACGACTGGAGCCCGTCAGTCTTTTTTGATGCGCCCTTTTCGGACAAGGTACTTATAAAGCACTTTATTAGAAGAGAGGTGGAAGAAGCAAAGGAAAGGAGCGAGCGCGATGGCTAGGCAGGTAGATGTAGAATTTCGGTTCTTAGACAACTTTACAAGTAGCTTTAACAGCACAATCGGCACGCTCACAAGTGGCACTGCTGCCGCATCGAGAGCATGGAAGGGAGTCGAAAAGGCAGGGCAGAGTATAAGCAATTTAGGCGCTAAGCTCACGACTGGAGTAACACTCCCACTTGCAGCGGTTGGCGCAACTTCTTTTAAGTCTTTCGGCGAAGTCGACAAGACACTGAGGCTTGTCGGCGAAACAATGGGAAGCACCGCAGAAGAAGCAAAGACGCTTGAAAGCGCTATAAAAACCGCTGCATCTAATTCAACTTTTGGCATGCAGGATGCAGCGGATGCGTCTTTAAACTTTGCAAGACAGGGTTTCGATGCAGCGCAGGCGGCGGATATGATTTCGCCTGCCATGAACCTTGCAGCAGGTACAGCCTCCGACTTGTCCATGGTGACGGGTGGTCTTGGTAACACTTTGAAAGCATTCGGAGCAGACGCAAGCGAAGCAAGTCATTACACGGACATGATGGCAAAGGCGCAGGCACAGGCGAACACAGATGTGCAAGGCTTGTTTGATGCTATGAGTATCGCAGGCTCAACGGCAAACACGGTCGGATGGGGTTTTTCCGATTTGGCAGTTTTAACTGGCGTATTTGGCGACCACAGCATCGGAGCA